TCAGAAAAGAACATTTCTTTAGAAACTGATTCAACAATTCTTTTAGGAGTAGCAGGTATAGCAGCTTGTGCTTCTACTTCTTCTTCTACTTCAGGAGCTTCTTCAACTTCTGCAACAGGTTCTTTAATTTCAGCAATAATACCTTCTACTGCTACAACTAAAATCATTCCATCTTCAAGTTCGTATTCTCCAACAGGCATAGGAATTTTTTCCTCACCGTTTACAATAAAAACATTGTTATCCATTTCAAAAGCATCAGCTTCTATAACAGTAACTCCATCTTTAAGTTTCATTTGAGCAAGTTTTACTTCCATACCCAAAAGAGTTTTAATTTCATTAATTACATTCATATTTACTTATTTAAAAATTATTTAACTGAAGCTACTGCTGCTTTCATTTGGTCTACATTGTCTTTTATTTGACCTATTTTACTTGCCACATCTACATATTCTTTATAGAATTGAGTTGTTTTAGTATCTATGCCTAATTCTTTAGCAGTTTTATCATAGTTTTTATAATACCCATCAATATTTTTTTGATATGCATCAGGTACACCTTGATATTGTGTTAAAGATTTTTTAGCTTCAGCATATAATGCAGCAGCTTTATTTAATTTATCTGTAGCAATTGATGTTGCTTTTAAAGCAGTATCTGTTTGTTTAATGTAATTAGAAAAGTCAAAAGCTAATTCTACTTTTACACTTGCTAATTCTGTTTTTCCAAACAAAGCATTGTTTACTAATTTTTCAGTTGTCATATTATATTTTTTTATTATAATTATTTTTATAACACTTTGTTATAAATTACGTTGTTCTTGTTGAAATTATATTTCCTGCTCCATCTTTAATTACTGCAGTAGAACCTCCAACTAAAGTTCCTATTCCTTGTTCTGATAATTCTCCATTGCAACATTTTTGAGAGTATTTACCATCTTTGCATAAGCAACCTCTATTACCACCTGTTGGTGAACTTGTTTTTCCCATAATTTTATTTATTAATTTCAGCATTAGTTATTATTGATTTTATTTTATCTATTAATTCTTGTTCTTTCGCAAGTTCTAAACTCATTTCTAATTTGTCAGAAAAATATCCTTCTACACTTATTCCTAAATAAGTTCCGTTTTTAATTTCTTCCCAAACTTTATCATTGTCAATACTCATAATAACTGCCCAAGCACCTTCTACTGCATTTAAATCATACAATGCAGTTTTATCCATTTTAGGATTGTCAACTGTCCAAGACTCTACAACTGAAACTCCTTCAACTTCTGTTTTGTGTTCTAAAGTAGCATTGTTATTATTTAATTTTTTTAAATATAATCTTGCTGCCTTGTTTACAGTTTCTTTTGAAAATTTAATATTATATTCATAATCACCATTTTTTCTATAAATAAGTTTATCTGGAACTAAAGCCAAACCTATAATGATTCTTTTTTCATCATCAACTGATTTAAATTCAATTCTATGATTATTTAAAGCAACCCAATTTTCTTCTATTGCAGGAAACTTTACTAAACTTAAAGCATCTATACCATCTTTATCTTGACTTTCGTCAATAAATAATTCTATTGTTTCTAATTTTTTAGCCATTGTATTTTTTTAATTATAATTAATTTATATTTATTTTGTTTATCCTATTGAAGCACTTGAAATTATATTTCTGTCTAAACTTTGAGCAGTTGTAACATCATTAGAAACTACATAAGCCTTTATAGGTTGTTGTTGTTGATTTGCTATTGTTTGAGCAATTTGATTTGTTGGACTTGCACCTACTACGTTAAATGCAGGAGCAGCAGGAGCAGTACCACCTCCACCACCTTCACCACCACTACTTGAACCACTTGGAGTTCCACCTCCGCCTAAAGCACCTAATGCTTTTGATGTAGCTGCTATATTTGCTGCAATTCCAATTCCCGCACCAACTTTATTTAATGTTAATTTTGTCCCTAAATATATTGGACCAGCTACTGGACCTAAAGTTGCAGCATAAAGTCTATCAGCAGCATTAGCAGCTTGTGTGTTTATTATTATTTTAGCAATACCCATAGCACTTTCAGCTACTAATAAAGCTTTTTGTATTCCTTTATTTTTTTGAAATAATCCTTTTAATAAATTTATTCCGCCTTCTGCAACTGCAAAAGATTGTTCTTGTATTGCTTTTTTTCCATCTGCAACTGCTTTTTCTTGTGATAATAAAACTTTATTTGTTTCAGTTGAATTAGTAATTAAAGCATTGTCAATTTCTTGTTTTTTAGTTGCATATTCTAATTCTGCATCTACTCTTGCTTGTGTACCTTGTGCTGCACCATTTATTTTTAATTGTAATCTTTCAAGTTCAATTCTTTTTTCTTCTTCTAAATTTGCTCTTTGATTTTCAAGTTTTTTTAATTCATCAGTTTCTAATGTTTCATTAAATTTCTTTTGTTCAATAGCTAAAGCATTTAAACCCTCAACTTCAGATTGTCCTAAAGCTATTTTTTCTTTTTGTAATGAAATATTATTAGCTATATTTTCACTTCGTAATCCTTCAACTTGAGCAAGTACTCCTTCTTTATTTGCCAATGCATCTGTAACTGCTGCTTGATTTTCTATGCTTTTATTCATAGCATAAGTAGCTCTTGCTGCTGCTACTTGTAAATCAGCTTGAGCTAACATTGCTGCTTGTTGTTTTTCTAATACACCTTTTAATTTATCATTAGCTTTTATTCTATCATCAATAGATAATAAATCATTATCTCTAACTTGCCTTAATTTTTCAGCTTGTCTATCATATTGTTCAACTAATCTGCCTTGTTCAGCAGCCGCTAATATTGCAGAGTTTTGAAGTTTAACATTTGCTTCAGATGCTTTAAAAGTTTTTACTGCATAATTACCTATTGCTTCAGCAGCATCTCCTATTGCTTTTTTACTTCTATCAACTGTATTATTAACACCTGTTAAAACATCAATAGATTCTTTCCCTGCTTGTTTAACAGAATCCATTGCACCTGCAAAATCACCTTCAAATACTTTTTTTAATGCACTACCTAAATATCCAACTGTATCTAAAAATGAATTAAATCTTTCAATTAAATTTTCTTTAATTAAATCACCAAACTTTTGTAAATATTTTGTAGGATTCTCAAATACATCTTTAAATATTTTTACAACAGATGGAAAATTATTCATTACAAATCCAATCAAATCATTAAATGCAATAGATAAAGCACCAATAGCAGTATTAAATAAATCAACTACTTTTTGATTCTTACCTAATATTTCTTTAAACATATTAAAGGCTTCCATCACTAAACCAATGCCAATAGCTTTAACTGCTAATCCCATTCCTTTAAAACCATCTGCTAAAGATTTAACTCCACCTTCTGCTGATTTTGTTGATTTCTGTATGTCTTTAATATCTTTTGATGTATCTTCAAAACTATCAGATAATTTTCTTACCTGTTTAGTTACATCAACAATATTATTTTTAATCTCTATATTTACTACCTTATTTTCCATTGTCTTTTTATTTGTTCAAATGCTTGTTTCCAAGATGTTACTATTTGATATTTTCCTTTAGCTATTTCAATTAATTCACTTTGTCCGTAAAATTCATCTAATGCTAATAAATCTAAAATGTGCTTTATCATAATTTTAATCTTTTATTAGTCTTACGGAAAAACCATTAATTTTAGAAGCATTAGCTCTAACAGCATCGTCAGTATTGTAATTTATATATCTATACCATAATCTGGTTGAGTCTGTTTCTAATTCTGACGAACTCCAAAAATAACCTCTATCTAATTGGCTGTTAAATGCACCATTAAATCCTTGAAGAAATCCTCCTGGGAGACCAGTAAATCCGCTAGAATTGGTAGCTCCTGTATTAGGACTTTGCCAAAGCGATGTACCTGTGTCTTTCATTTTGCCTCCTGCAACATCTGTTCCTCCTAAATAATCTGTTAAAATAGTCCATTCAGCATCTGTTGGAATATGATATCCTTCTGGTGCTAATCCTCTTGGGTCGTTAATTATACTGCCTTTATAAAGTTTGCCATAAATATCCTCATTCGCTGGGTTATTTTGATAATAATCCCAATCAGATTCTGATATTAGTGTTCCATCTCTATAAGTTGTTACATTTAGGTTTCTGGTAGTCCATACTTGTGTTCCAATAGTTACAAATTCTGGAAATTCCCTTACTCTTTCATCTGTTAACAATTCAAACTGTACTAATCCCGTTGTTAAGTCTGTTGTATAGCTATTGATTAAGTATTTAGCATCACGTATAATGATACTATCGTTTAATTTAAGCGTAGTTAATACACTTGTTGGAAGTATAGCAGTTAATTTAATTAATCGTGCTTTATAGTTGTATATATTATTAAAATAGTCTGAATAGTAATTTTGATATAAACCGTTGTTTACTATTTCATTTGTCAATGTACTTTGTTGTGGCGGAAAATTTAAACTCCAAATATCTCCATTCGCTAAAGTTTCTTGTCCAAATGCTTTATATTGTGTTTGTGCTGTTCCATTTCCAATTAATGCAGTTGCTGTATAAAAAGTAGTTCCAGTTAAAGGAGTTGTTCCTCCAGATGCATAATCATATAAAATTATTGGTTTTGGAATATATGCTTGATTGTCTGTTTTTAAACAATATCCGACTTGTAGTTTGTCTTGTAAATTTGTGAAATTTAAATCTTCAAATGGTAATTTAATAGAGTACTCTTCTCCTTCTGTTGGAGGGTCATTTACATATCGTAGTGTACCGTATGGTATTCCAGAATTTGATTCAAAAGCTACATTTATAAATGAGTCACTCTTTTCATATTCAAAGTTTATTTTTTTATATGTTTTAACTCGATTTAAAGCCTTCCTATCTTGTAATACATACTTTGTTATGTCTATGTCAGAACCACCGCCATAATAGCTTTCTAATTGCTCAACAGTATAGTTTATCCCATCATTTGAATAACAAGTAAGATTAAACATTTTTAATAATCCACTAAAAAAATCCTCTATTTTTATTTCTGGAAAATATTTATTTATAGCTAAATCATCTACAGTTATTGTTTGATTTGTATTTTTAGTTATTGTTTCTGTTATGTAAGAAAAAGAAAGTTTACTGCTTAATAATAAAGTAGAATTGAATGTCATACTTGACTCGCTTGAAATTACAAATTTATAAACATCTGCTGTATTTGTATTTGTATATTCATCAAGAAATTTATAATATTGTGAGCCAGCTATTGAAGTTGCATTTATAGAAATAAAAACTTCATCATTTTTTAATAATGTAAGTGTATATACTATGTTTGCCACTGTAGGAACTATATATATTTCTGCTTTATATTTAAAACCTCCAGTAGTTAGAAATCTAAAAGTATCATTCGCAAAATCAAATACCACTGCTGATGCATTTCCAGATTGATTATCATAAGTTATTAAACTTGGTTCAGACCTATATTTAAACTCATCTGCATTCTTTAAATATAAATAAGCATTTGTGAATCTTGCATCACTTAAAAAGTTACTTGGTTCTTCTGCCGTACCTTCAAAGTTAATTCCGAATTGATTTTCAATCATATCTAAAACTGCTCTCAATCTTATAGCTGGGAATAATTCGTTATATCTTATTGGGTCAGTTTCATTGTTTATATTGTTTGTAGAATCTGTTATACTCCCATAATTCCATCGTCTTTTTGAACTAATTAAAGGAAACATTACATCTCGACTTGCAATATTATCTACTACTCTTGATAATACTTCATTTGGTGTATACTCAAAATCGTAAGCAGTACTCGTTAAATCTTTTAAATACTTACCAGCAAAAGTATCTTTTAAGTTACCTAATATACCGATAAAAGTAATTGAATAATCTTGTGCTTGACCATCAATTACATTTGCACTTTCTAATTGTATTTTACCTTTTCTAAATGGTATTGTATCAATTTCAATATAAGCATTAGATTTAGTTAATGTACTGAATGGAAAGTCATTTGAGTTATCATACCAATGTTTGAAAATCTTATTATTTTGCTTTGTTGCAGGTACGGTATAGGTATTACTATAATCCGTATAAGTTTTACTTATATCATTTATATTTTGTATCGAACTTGTAACACTTATTTTTTCGTCATCAAATAAATCAACTCTATTGTATTCTAAAGTAGTTGAGTCTTGGATATATATACCTACTATCTTCATTATACAACATCATTTATAAGGTTATAAGCGTATTCAAACTCCATTTCATAGTTTATTAGTTTGTCTTTTAAACTTGTCTTTAATTCGCTTCCTTGTGTTTTTACTGTTACAGGTTTACCATCTAACAAAACAGTTTCTGATAATAATAAATCAG